AATAAGGTATCTGGCCGAATCGCATAGGTGATTAAACTTATCAATTGGCTTATTTGTCAATTTACCATCGCGTGTTTCACTCCATTTGTAATTTCGGAATTCATGGATGAGGTTATCGCCTTTTGCGAATAGCTTAAATCGCCGCATCATGTCAATACCCGCGTTGATCGAATCGCGCCCTTTAATTGATTTCTGTAAATTTCTGATTCCGCGTTTTCTGATCTCATCATTCAATCGTGGCTCGGCTGAATCGGCTACAATTAAATCATTTTCCAATCCTTTTGATTTTAAAAACTGAATGATGTCGTTTGTGTTCATGCCTAATTGATATAATATTTCCTCAATGTACAATTCCTGATCGCGTTTGTATATTTTACAGGCGGCCGTTTGGTCATTTACATATCCATAATCTAAGCCAACCCCAATGTATTCCGCATCATCGGGTATGGTGTCAAATTCGTGGTATCTGAATATGGTGGCCCGTGAAATGCCACGTACACCCATTCCGTATATTTGCCACATTTCCTCATCGGTATCTTTTAAACGTTCTATTTCCTCAATCAAATCGGGTTCTAAAAATTTATTATCCTTATAAGTGGTGATGTTTAATTCACAATCGTTTCGTGATAAAAGTTTATCATATACCCATGAATATGAATCGGATGGATTGTAATCAACGATCACTGATGGATACCCCTCAACGCCGTTTGTTCTAAATAACAATTGTTGCATGGATGGCCACGCGATTTGTGATGCCTCATTAACAAACAATAAATTCCGTTTGCGGCCTTTTACTTTTTCAAAAGAATCCATTGAAATAAATTCAACCAGATTTCCAAACAATTGGTATTCGTGCGATGATCGATTGTGTAATGATTCTGAATATAGGTTGTGCGTTCTTAATATGTCGATGAAATCACGCATTGCGGTGGCCCGTAATGACGGGAATGTTGCACGGCAAATGGTAATGACTTTGTTGTTGTTTTTCTGGGCGTAATAAAAGATAATCCACAAAAGGGTGTTGTATGTTTTACCCGATCGCGTTCCGCCCTGTAATGCAATAATTTTTTTTTGTGAACTGCAAAGGGTTCGGAATACTTTGTTTGTTTTAATCGATAATTTCAATTTCGATTTTTTGTGGTGTTTCCGTCACATCCTCATATTGGGTGCGTTCGATATACCCACGCTTTTTGCCTTTGGTTTTTAAATAGAATATTGTTGATGTTTCTTTTCCGTTGCCAATGTTTTGAAGTAACTTATCCTCAACGAAATCTAATGCAACACCCTCAATTTCATCAACTCGCGCTTTGTAAATGATATCATTGTTATACCATTCATAATGCGTGGCCCGATGGATGCCTACAATTTTACAGGCTTTTGATACGATGCCAAATGTTTGTTCCAACGCATCGATCATTTTATCTTTTTGTATGTCGGTTTTATTTAGGCTCATTTTGCATTTTCAATATATATATAACGCAAAAAAAATTAAATATCAGATTCATCGTATGTGATGGCTTGAATGTAGTTATTCAAACGCTTGAAATCATCAGTTGATAATTCATAAATTGATTTTGCAACATCGTTACGTACATTGAATTCGTAACTATCAATTTTTACAACATCATAAATATCTTGCAATGCTTTATTAAACCTCATATACATTGGTAAACTTTTAAATGCGTGGATACATGTGGCGTGGTCAATTTTCATTCCGTTGATTTGGAAATATTGTTGTATTTGTGAATACGTCAATAAATGATGTTTACGTAATACGTATATCAATACGGATCGGGCCTCAACAATATCTCTTTTTCGTGATTTTAAAAATATATCGCATCCTGTTTGTTCGATAATGTAATCGGCAACGTTATTTATTTTGTATGTGTGAAATGGTGTAATCATAATGTTCCTGTTAGGCAATACGAATCTATATCGTGATTTTTAATAAAAAATTGGTTGTAAACATTAATGGCTTGTTCAACTTTTCGTTTACCCTCCAAATAAAATTCCTCTGAACAATCCCATATTCCGATGTCCAATGTCGCTTTGTCAATTACACAAAATGTGAAATTTCGGTAATCAATATCAAACAAATGGCTGTAAATATAACATTGCATATCATAATGATATTTCCTTTTTGCGCTTATTTCAAATGCACGGATGTCGGCGGTTGTTTTTAGATCAACGATTCTGTTTTTGCCTAATACATCGGCTTTGCCTCTGAATGGAAAATCAATATCTGGCAACGTTCCGATCGCGGCAACTTCAAATTCCGAATCTTGTATTAATCGCATGGCGTGTTCATTGCGTAAAAAATGATCCGCCAATCGTTCCGCATCATGTTTTTCTTTTATTGTGAACACACGGCCGTGTTCCTCTTTGGCCTCTTTGAATTTTTTCGTGTTTCTTGACTGAACATCAACAAAAATTTGTTTTTCGAAAACATCGGGTTCCAATATGGCCCAATGAAAAAGTGATCCCGCGCGTAATGCGGGTGTATCCTCTGTTCCATAATTCATTGCAAATTTATATGCCTTTGGCGATTTCAATAATAACTTTGCGGATGAACTTGATAATGCCCGTGTTTTTAAATGGCCGAAATAAAATTCATCATCATCCATTTTTTTTAATATTTTATCGTGTTCCCACGTTTCGCCGTCTAATAATGTGATCATTTTAATAATATTAATGGTGTGAATAATACAAACATACTTAAAAAATACGCACAAACAATAATTGCAATAAATTCGAACATGAATCTTTTACAAATGAAATTCGTTTTTTTCTTTTTCAAGTAATAAATCCTTTTTGATTTTTTCATTTTCTGATTTTAAATTGTTTTTTTCTTTTAAAAGATTATCAACCACATGATCGAAACCCTTGCGTTCCATTTCCATTGTATTGACGTAAAAAAACAGGTTGAAAAACGCATCCCGTAAACATTCCATTTCGGGCGTTTCCTTATTTTTGTATTTTTGGAAAATTGACGTGACGGCCTCAACATCGGCCAAATATTTTAAGTGTGCAAAATCACGTTTTAGTTTCATTTTTTGTTTTTAATTTCATCTGAAATCAAATATACTAAAATTGATGGTGTAATTGAAATTAAAATTATTATAAATGCTGAAAATTTATCGTTTACCAATCGTTGTTTTAATTCTGGCATGTAATATTCAATCGTTATAATCGATGAAACAATCGCAAATAATAGGGTTTGCCACACTCGGCCCCTAATTGCGAAAAACAACACCCCCAAATCAATCACAACGCCATACAAAATGCCATGCGCTAAATTGTAAGGGTATGCGAATTCGGATAAATTCCTAAATACTAATGCTAAATGCGGGGCCTGAACAAATAATATGGTGCATAACGCAACCCATAAAACCATTTTTTTTGATCGTAATTTCCTCATCATAATTGTTTTTTTTAATAGTTTATTTTTTTGGTTTCTAAATGTTTAATGTGGTTGTAATTTAAACGCATTATTTTATCATCACGGCCCCATGCTTTTCGGGAATACCATTTTAAATAATCTTTTTTGTTTGTTGTTGTTTCCGTGAAATTAATCACGTATTCCAATAGTTTTTCACGTTCGAAAAAACAAAATGATTTCAATTCAATGATATCGAAAACAATGTATTTGGCATCACCTTTCAACCATCCATCATTTCCCCGAACGTTTTGTAATTCAACCCAAATTGTTTCCAGATGTCGGCGGCCTTTTATATCAACACCAATGTTTTCACCAATAAAAAAATCAATATGTTTACGCATATCAACATGCGATGAGGTTTTTACACACTCAACCCCACGCTGTTTCATCAATTCAGCAAATTTATTTTCGGTATCGGTGCCATCTTTAATGGATTTTCGCCAACGTTCGGCGCGAATTTTCTTATCCATTATCAAATATTTTGTTTAAATCCGTGATATATCGTTGAATACCTTTTGGTGAACACGTGCATGGGCGATTCATTGGATGTTTGAAATACTTGGCGTGTAATTCTGAAATTTTTGTGTATTCATCATTTGTCAATGTGTTTAAATTTTTGGCCCGAAACATTTGCCACCATAAATGATCATCACTTTCAAATTTGATGTCGATTATTTTTCCCATTCGTTTTGTTTTCGATTAATTTGTATGGCGTATTTATTCCAATTTTCACGGCGTTTGTTGCATTTGCAATCACGGCCGAACAATTTTAATAACCATTTCCATGTTGAATGAACACCCGTGTAATAAAGTATATAATATATTAAATCACCTAATCCCATAATTGATTTTTTATCTGTTTTTTTACTTTTTTATAAGTATTATATAACGAATAATATGATATTTTTGTTTTGCGGCTTAAATCTGATATTGAAATTCCATCATTTATCAACTCGTAAACTTTCCGATCGTACCAATACAAATCGGATAAACACTCACGATACGCATCAATGTATTCATTATAATCTAAATTACTATTTGATGGCAAATCCTTAAAATATTCCTCATCTATTGATATGTATCTTTTCTTTTCCTTTTTCTTTTTGTCTAAAAAAATGGATTTTAGTGTTCTAAATATATAATAGTAGTTAACCTCCTTATCATCGTACATAACATCCAGACCATGCCCGATGGCAATATGCATTTTTATATACATATCTTGTACAACATCCTCCGCATCCTCCAAAACACATCCAAATGATTGTGCTATTTCAACCCATGTTTGGTGTTTTTTGTAAATTATTTCAATTGTTGATTTCAAAGTAACTTTTTTTGTTCACGTTTTGGATATTTAATCATGTTTTGGCCATTGACTTCAAAACCTACATTATTAATAATTGATTTTAATCTAATCGGCATGTCAAGAGGTGTTGGGCGGCCACCACTAGATGTTTCTTTTATTTTTCTAACATGCAAAAATGTGTACATCCAATCGCTTTCATGTTGAGTGTACCGATGGCAACAAATCACATCCGTTGCACGATTTCCCCATTTGCCCCCGCCCTCAATATCACTCATCATTGGCGGAATACTATGCCCCGCGAAATATTCACTTGATCCGTGTTTTTTTCTTAATGCCTCCGTTACAACGTGTGAATTAAGCCATATTGAAACATCGTGTTCGTGGCAAAATATTCTCATTTCGGTTGCGGCCTGATAATCGTATTCGTGTGAATTAATACCTTTTAGTATGTCGCGATCTTTTATAAGTGAATTATATGGATCAATTAAAAAACCATCGTATGGCGTTTCAATATATATTTTTTTTGCCTCTTTTAAAAGTGATTTATATGTATGCATTACGTTTGGATTCAAAAACATAAAATGTTCATTGATCCATTGATATTGAAATTGGAAATGTGATTCTTGAATCTTATTTATCGGTTTCCCCTCCAGAAATTCAATCAATTTAATAATTAAACTGTACGTTTCGTTTTCACTGGAATAAATTAAAAACTTTAATCCGTGTCTAATACTCAATAATAACATTAAATAAAACGCAACATGTGTTTTTCCGACATTTGCATGGCCCATTATAATTGTAAATGCCGACCTTTTAAAGCGAAACCATTCATCAATTGCCATGTGGCCGAACCTCAACCCCTCTTTTATTTTTCCCGCCCGTATATCGCGGATTTTTTGGATTTCGTTTTCAAACTTAATTAACATTCGTGTGTGTTTGTTGTAAAGTTAATAAAAAAAAAGGGGTGAAAAACACCCCCTTTGTTAAAAATATCAATTAAAATGGAAAATCATCATCATTTTCAGATTTGTTTTCCATCTTTTTTTCTAAAGTGGACACAAATTTTTGTGCCTTTTGTTCGGCATCCTCACGATCGGGTGAATATTGTGATGCGGTAACAATTGGTTTTGGTTTCCACGTACTCATTTCCGTGTAAAACTCATCGGTATTATTTAATGAACGTTTTACATCAATTGTGATGTATCCATTATTTTCCTCCGCCCATTGTTTTTTGTCTTTTAACCAATCAAAAAAAACATCATATTTGATATTTAATCGTGATGCAACCCATTCAGCGGATGGTTTTTTGGCATACATGCCTTTTACATATTCCTTAGCCATTGATCCAATTTAAAAATGTTTTTGCTGAATTTAAAACCATTTCATCGGATGATTGCTTTGATGCGTGTAATTCCGATGCCGCTTTGATGCATGTTTGTCGAATTATTAATTGATCCTTTGTCAATGTTTTATTATTCGAATCAGTATTTTTTTCAAAATTATTATTTTGATATTCTGTTTGAATAACTGATGCATTTTTCATTTCCTCATTAGTTATTTTGTAACTAATATCGGATCCAATGGGATATTTAAATTCACCTTTTGCATTAAAATTTAAAAGATGGCCATTTGCCAACTCAACTTTGTATGCGTTCATTATTCCAAATTTTCCCGTCCATGAACCATTTGGTTCGATTGATGTTATTCTACTCGTGTACATGTTCTTTGATTTGCTTTTCTTGTATTTGTAATTTAATTTTTAATTCCTCAATTTTGGAATTTAATCGTGCTATTTCTTTTTTTTCAGAAACAACATGTGCATTTAAACGTGTGACACGTTCTTTGTAAATGCGTAATATATCTGATAAATGTGTCATTTTAAACTTATTTTCAACAAATATACAAAAAAATAGTTAATAAAAAAAGGGGGCCGAAACCCCCTCACAACACACACAAATCAATCCATACTCTGGATCAAATTTTTAAAGTATTTTATTTTTTCACGTAAATCATCATCCGAAAATTTAACAATTTGCCGCGCTTGTTCGGATATTTTTTCGGTAAAATCTTTTCCATTCTCTTTGTTTAACCTCAACCCAAATTTGTATTGTTCACCCGCGCGGAAAACATTACACGCACTGCATTGCACCTTGCAATTATCGATCGACCATCTTGTTGAATAATGTCGGCGGCTTTGAAAATGGCCGCATTGTAGTTTTTTCCAATGATCACGTTTACCACATGTGTAACATTCAGTTTCGCCGTGAAAATTTGTATCCTTGCGCCTTATGTATTCGCTAAAAACTTTATCTAAATTTTGAACTAATCGTTTTCGTGTCATGCGATCCAATCCAATAAAATTGAAAACAATAATGCCGTTATAAAAAAGCAATAACCAACAATAAAACCATTTATTATTTTCATTTATCCATTGATTTTAACAATAATTCACCTGTTTTTGAATCAAGTTTTTGAATGGCGCGATATATAATTCTGGATTGTTTTTTAACCTCTTTGATTTCGGCTTTGGTTGAATCAATACCCGTGTACATGTAATT